GCTCAGTTGATTCCACGACTTGCAAATACTGCAGTGCATTTGTGTTCTCAGTAACAGCATCTGCTTGCAATGTTTCTTGACCAGTATCAATGTCACGTTCACCAGCAGGCCATGCAACTTCTGGTCTGTTCAGAATTGTTTCAATGCGCTCGCCAGATTTTTGAACGATGTTTGTAAAGGCTGCCAACTGAGTTGCAGACAACTGCAAGAAACCATCAACACAACTGATCGATGCGTAAGACTTTCCACCTAGTTCATAAGTCAAGTCCCAGTCATCAATGTAACCAGTGAACTGGCGAATGCCGTTGGTTTCAATAACCACTTGCTTACGCGGCAGAATCTGAGAACGGTAAGGACTATCTTCGTAAAACGGATCAAAGGTGCGATCATCGTTGTGCAAAAGAACTGATGCGTTACCTGCAGTGAAGCGATCTAGTTCGCGTGACTTACCTCTAGAAATAGAAGCACTAGCGACGTAATCAGTAACATCAACCAGAACATCACCACCAAGAACATACTGGCTATCAAGAACGCCGCGCACTGGATCATCAAGAGCAAAGAAAGACCCACCTGACGCAGTGAGATCGAAGGCAATGTATACCTTTGTTTCTGGATTCGACATTTACGCGCTCGCAAATACTGGGCCACTTGCGCGTTCATACTTCTTAATGGCATCGACAATCTCACGACCAATCACAGCACCATCAGCACCCATGCCAGCAGTCACGTTGATATTGTAAGTTGCGCCCATTGGCATGTTGTTACCAGTTAAAGGAACGACGGCTTCAGGCCCTGCTTCACCAATCAATGCAAGAGTTGCAGATTTAACAATGCCGCCCTTTGCCATTGCAGGAACATCAACACCAAGTTGATTTGCAAGATCAGTGATCTTTTGCTTCTCAGTCTTTGTAAGTTTCTTGCCAGATTTTTTGTACTTTGCAAGGGTTGAATTGACTAGATCAATCGCGCCTTGATTGATAAGGCCGCCTTCGATGTTGATTGTGAAACCTGCTGCAGCAATAGCGGCTTTGACACCATCAACAAGTGCTTGACCTTGAGCAAGACCTGCGTCGTAGAACTGAACCCTGCCAGCAATTGCCAGTTCTTCTGCAGCCTTAGCAGTGGCAGCAACAAGTTGATCAACCTTTGCAACAACAGTTGATCCACCAGCAATGATTTCATCTGCAATGGCAGTTCCAGCATCAGCACCAGCGGCAAGCACCTGACCAATTGCACCTTCAGAAAGACCCATCGAGATAAGAGTCTGAACCTTACTGCTGAAAGTTGATGCTTGATCTGCTTGATCCTGTAGAACCTGAAGAAATGATTTCTTTCCAGTTACAGATGCAGTTGCAGTTGCTTGTGCTTCATTAAGTCTGGACAAGGCTTCTTCTTGATCCTTGATGTCGCCAGTGCTTAGTGCAGTGTTGTAAGCAGTTTGAGCATCAGCAAGTGCCTTGGTCGCATCAACAGCAGCCTGCTGTGTGTTGCGAGAGTTAGACATTGCGCCACCAAAGTCAATAACGCCCTTGATTGCAGTTGTGACTGATGTTCTGAATGCGTCATATCTGTCGTTGATTTCCTTAAGTTTGTCATTCTCAATTTTGAGTTCACCAGACAAGCGACTCATTGCGGCTGCTGCTGCTTTGCCTGCCGCGCTCAAACCCTTAAGTGCAGTTTCTGCTTTGCCGCCGCCGCCGCCAACCTTATCCAATTCAAGGTTCAAATCTCTTAGTTGATCAGTGACGCTGATAACTCTTGCAGGTGCTTCGTTGCGACCTCTTGAACGTGCAGCATCGCGTGACTCTTTTCCAAAAGCCAATGATCTTTGCAGTGCGGCATTCTTTGCAATCGTTGCATCAATTTCATCTTGTACGCCTGCAAAAGAGTTACGCATACGCGCACCAGCAGCAACTGACTTGTTCGCCGTAGTTGTTGTTGCATCACCAAGACCAGTCATCATGATGATCAGTTGAGCAAGACCAACGACCAACAATCCAATACCAGTGCCAGCGATAGCAATGCGAGCAGCGCGACCAAAGATTGTGACAGCAGTCGTGGCTTGTCCTGCTGCGAATGCAGTTCCTTTAAACAAGCCAATATTGGTTCCCATGAGTAAGTTCACGGTTCCCATTAACTTTGCAATGTTTGCAAGTGAGCCAATGAATGTTCCAAAGATGAACAGCAATGGCCCCATGACTGCCAGCAATCCACCAAAGAAGATGATTGCTTTCTGCGTTACAGGATTCAGATTTGCAAATCCGTTAAAGAATCTTTGCAAGGCATCAGCAACCACCATGATTGTTGGTGCTAGTTGCTCACCAATTACAAGTGCAGCAGTTTCCATGCTGCCTTTCAATTTTTCAAGCGCACCTGAAAGACCTGAATTTCTTGCGGCTGCCATTTCTGCTGCCGTACCAGATTCACTTGTTGCTGTGATGTACTTAGCAATTCCATCCGCGCCTTCAGTGTAAAGAATGTTTGCAGCACGAAGCGCATCAGAACCAAAGATTGTTTGCATCGCTGCAAGACGTTGTTCTTGTGTAAGTCCCTTGAAGCCTTGTTCAACTTCAGCAGCAATACCTTTAAGGTCTTTCATGTTGCCAGAAGAATCGAAGAACTCAATTCCAAGTTTCTTCATTGTGCTTGCGGCTTCAGCAGATACAGGATTCAGACGTTGCAAGAAGGTCTTGAAAGAAGTACCAGCATCAGAACCACGCACGCCAGCGTCAGCGAATGCAGCAAGTGCAGCAGTGGTTTCCTGAATAGTTAGACCAGATGCAACTGCTTGTTGTCCTGTCTGTTGCAGTGCAAGAGCGATGTCAGAAACATCAGCAGCCGATGCGTTAGCCGCACCAGCAAGAGCATCAACAATTGATACAGAGTCTGAAGCACCAAGATTGAAGGTGTTCATTCCTGCAGACATAACAACTGCAGAATCAGCAAGTGCCATGCCAGATGCAGCGGCAAGGTTCAAGGTGTTGGCTAATGCGCCAGATGAAATCTCAGCAGGAGTAATGCCAGCCTTTGAAAGTTCAAGCATTGCTTGTGCGGCTTCGTTAGCACTGAAGATTGTGTCAGCACCAAGTTGTTTGGCTAGATCAGAAAGATTCTTCAATCCTGCAACTGGGGTATCAGTAGCAACTGCAACTTGTGCCATTGCAACTTCAAAGTCAGCAGCAGTTCTTACAGACGCAGCACCAACCAAACTCAGTGGCAACGTAAGGTTCATCGAAAGTGATTTGCCAACATTCGACATTGACTTGCCGATGCTAGATGTTCCAGCAACAAACTTGTCAAAATCTGTCTTAGCCCTTTGAATGTCTTTTAAGGCTTTGTTTAATCCAGCGGGATTCCATGCCGAAACAATCGGGACAATGATTGCCATTACTTCACCACCAGATTCTTGTTTACTTGCTTACTAACTTTATCTAATGATTGAAGCACTGAATTTTGAACTGTGTTCATGTGAAGCATTGCAGCCTTCCAGACATAACGTGAAGGCCTGCCCTGAAGTTTTTCTATCATGCTTGCGCCCTGACCACGAATAGCATGTGTTCTTTGCCCACCTTTGTAAGCATAGGGTTTGGTTTCGCCGCTAGTCTTTATTTTGTTTTTGCGACCAGCCATGTCAGCAATTTGCAAACCTGCTGCTCCGTATGTTCCTTTTTTGCCACCAACCCAAATTGATACAAGTGGACTTTGATTACGTTGAGTGCGTTTACTAAAGGATGTTCTCACAGTGATTTTGATTGCAGCCTTATTCCAACCAGTTCTTCCCTTGTGATTCATGCCGCCATTGCGATCAAACTGGCGACCCATCAAAGGTGGCGCACTAGGAATGTAAGAGGAAATTGAAGCCTTCATTGGTTCAACAGCAACTCGCAGATCAGCGCGTGCTTTATTGACAAGCAAGTTTGGCAATCGTTCAAGTTCTTTTATGGTTTCTGCGATTCCATAAACCTGAACCTTGTCCATTTATTGCCTGCCATTCATCATTTGTGCTTTGTGTCGTAGGTACATTCCCATTGTGAACAACATACGATCTGTCTGATCTAACAACACAGATGGAGCAATACCTGTTTCACACGCTAGATAAGCGATGAACCAATGCTGACTAGAGTCGCCTAGCCCTTGGATTTTGGGTCATCATCACTTTGTCCGATGCTTTCAACATCGTCAAGCCATGAGTCAAAATCTTTAGTTGTAGCCTTGGTGCGATTCTCTGAATGCCATGCAAGCCATAACAGGTCAGTGAGGCGCATCTCTTGTTCGAAACGCGCCACACTGCGACTGTATTTTTCTTCAAACGCAACTAGGTCTTTTGCTGAACAGGTGACATCTTTTGTATTGCCATCTATGAATTCAACGCGCAGGTTTATTCTCATGAGTTATGCCGTTGCCCGTGTTACGGTTCCCGATACTGGCCATGTGACAGACAGAGTGGCGATGTCGCCGACGCTGCTTGCAAATGGTGAGTACTGGTTGACTAGACATACAGCAGTGTATGAAGGGTTTGTTGCAGTTGTAGTTCCTGATGTTGGCTTGATTACAACAGTTGCTGCTGTGTTAAGTAGCGGGTACAAGGTTGCATCTACAGATGCTGCACCGAAGTCCTGCATGAAAGAAAGTGTTAGGGAACCTGACTTCAAGCCACCGATACGGGTGCGCCATTCGCCACCGAATGCGGTTGTTTCTAAGTCGTCGCTTTCGATGGAAAGTTCAGCACTGTTAAGGGATGTCGAGAAGGATGTTCCGTTGATGCTGATTGAGTAATCAGTCGCGGCGAATTTTGGCATATCTTTGTTGCTCCTAGTTTGCGTAGCAAAGCACTGTGAACTCTGCTGATAAATATGTTACCTCACCTACGGTAAGTTCACCGTAGTTGCGGGAGTCGGTCACTCTCAGGTCAAATGCTTTTCCATTAAGTGTCTTGTCTGATTCTATCGCCAGTTTGATTGATGACGATCCTGTTGAAGAAACGTAAGCATCCAAGGCATTCTGACCAGATCGTTCTGATACACGACCAACAATGACTGTCACTGCGAATGTGTAAGTGTTCATTCCACGACCAAATGTGTTGTCGTATTCAACGCCTTGCGGCAAGATCACAGCAATCGGTGGATTGGGATTGTCAGGAATCGTTGGTGTTGTACGAAGTCCAGTAATCGTTGCAAGGTTGTTTGCAATACCAGTTCGAAGTTCAGATACTAGAGCCATTATGCAAAGTTCATTAGTTTGCGATACGGAGCAACAAGTTGCTCAACATCTGGATCAAGGTAACGACTCACACGCATTGCGCCCATGTCCCCAAAGCCTGCAATACCAAGTGGACTGTCAAGACGCTTGAACAAACGTGACGACTGAACGACACAAGCCTGAGTGATTGCAATTGGGACTGCAGGCCATCCAAAGACACCTGTGACTTTGACAAGGTTCTGTTCTGCTTCGACTGGGAACAAGTAATTTTCAACTGCACGAATGCGTGTGTAAGGAACAGTTAGACCATCGGTGTATCCGTTAGATGGTTCAAGTTGGTAATCGCCAACAGCCCATGTCACATCAAATACGCCATCGCCACCAGATGAAGTCATTAATGTGATTGCAGTTCCAGCAAGATCATCTACCTGAACAACGAAGGAATCATCTGCTGCATAGAAGCGTGTTCCGGTGCCTGATGAATAGAAAGAACGCATGGCATGTCCATCGATAGCGCGTGATGCAGATTCAATTGCCATTTCAAGCAATGTGTCATCAACTGTA